GCTACCGCTACTGCGTTAGCGACTGCTAGAAATATAAACGGTGTTTCGTTTGATGGCACAGGTAACATTACAGTGACTGCTGCTGCGGGAACTCTGTCTGGTACGGAGTTGAAGTCTACGGTTGTTACTTCTTCGCTTACAAGTGTAGGCACTCTTAGCGCTCTTACTGTTTCTGGTACGGTTACTATTGATTCGGTTGGGATCACAGCGGTTCAGACTTCTAGTGAGTCGTTTGCGGATAATGATACTTCTTTGATGACTAGCGCGGCTATTGATGACAGAATCAATGCCGCTTCTGGTGCTGGTGCGGCTGGTTCTAACACTCAAGTGCAATATAACAGTTCTGGTAATTTCGCTGGTTCAGCGAATTTAACTTTTAATGGTACGACTCTTACTGCTAACGCTTTTTCTGGCCCTTTAACTGGGAATGTTACTGGGAACGCTTCTGGTTCTTCTGGTTCTTGTACAGGAAATTCGGCTACTGCTACGGAGGCTACTAATGTTACAGCGACTGCGAATAACAGCACTGACGAGACTGTGTACCTTACTTTCGTTGACGGGGCAACAGGTACTCAGGGAATTGAGACAGACACTGGTCTCAATTACAATCCGAGTACGGGGGTATTAACTACTACTTCGGTCACAGGTAATTTAACTGGTAACGTTACTGGTAATGTTTCTGGAACTGCGGCAACTGTTACTGGTGCCGCTCAGTCAAATATAACGAGTGTCGGGACTCTTACTGGGTTAAGTCTTACAGGTGCGGTGACGGTTGGGGTTGATGGCACTGGGCATGATGTTAAGTTTTTTGGTGATACTGCTGGCGATTATTTCCTTTGGGATGAATCAGAAGGTCAAGTAATTATTGAATCTGCTGGCGATCTGTCCGCTGGTTCTGCGTCAGGTATTTTGCGGATAGGTACTATTGCTGGATCGCATTTGGCATTTGACGCTAATGAAATTATGGCAAAGAGTGATGGCACTACTGCTGGTACTTTGTATGTAAACAATGACGGTGGATCAGTCAAGTTTGGTAACAGTACTGCTTTAACTGAATTTGTGGTTAAAGGTCCAGTTACGGTTGGAGTTGATGACACTGGACATGACGTTAAGTTCTTTGGCGCTACTTCTGATTCTTATTTTCTTTGGGATGAGTCTGCGGATCAGTTAGTTATTCGCCAGCAAAGTTCTGGTACTGGTCTTGATACTGGTTTGGTTTTGCAGTCGCATCAGACAAGTGATGTGAATTTAGCCGCTGGCGACGGTATTGGGATTGATTTTTGGATTCCGTCTGATGATTCTCCAGATACTTTTCATACTGCGACTATTGCTGCTTCTAAGACAAGTGATACTGACGCTAATGAGGGTACAAGGTTAGAGTTTCAGACTACTGAGAATGGTGGCAGTATTGCAACGAGGATGATTATTGATGATACTGGCAATGTTGAAATAAGTGATGGGAATTTAACATTAGCGCACGATTCAGGCGATAGTAACATTTCGTTAGGTGGGGCTGGTACAGGGTATACGCAGGCTTCAATTAAATTGTCGGCTACTGGCGATAGTCGTGGAACTGGAACGTATGGGTTTAATGCATATAACGATACGACATGGTTCTGGGGCAACCCTTACGCCTATGAGGATTCGTGGCGTGTTTGTAGAAAGTCAAGCACGACAAGTCTTGCCAATGATGCCGCACATGGTGGAACCTACAAATTGCTTCAACTAATGGACGATGGCGACATGACTATTCAAGGGACATTAACTGAAAGTTCTGATTCTCGCCTTAAAAGAGAAATTGCAGATAGTTCTTTAGGTCTTGATTTTGTTAATGCATTACAACCAAGAGAGTACCGCCGTGTAGATGGAGTGAGAAAACATTATGGGTTTATCGCTCAAGAGGTTGCGGCTGTGTTGCCTGACGCTTCAGATAATGCGATATGGGTTAATGACCAAGAAAATGTTGCGGCTATTGACGAGGAAGAAAATATTGTTTCAACTCAGGGGCTTCGTTATACCCATCTTATTGCACCGTTGGTTAAAGCCGTACAAGAACTGTCTGCGAAAGTTACGGCATTGGAGGGGTAATGAATGATAAACTATTTTCATTAATTATTCCTCCAAACAGATTGGAAAATCATGTTAGAAATTGATTTGAACAGTGTATTGTCTCAACTTTCACCTGAAGGTGTTAAAGAATGGGAACTTGCTGTTGTAAAAGCGGAAAACATTGCAATGAAAGAATACATCGATTCCTTAGATCAAGACGATTTGGGACAAGATGACGAATAAATGATAAGTATTTAAGGAAAAATATGGCTTACGGAGATTATTCAGCACAGGCCGCCAATATAGGTCGCAGGGTAACAGATTATGGATACGGGTTTGATGATATTCAGCGTGCTCGTGAAGGTCTTGAACGTCAAAATGTTTTCAATAAATTCCAATTAGAGAAGAAGGTGCAGGATGCTTCGCGGGCTTTGGGCGGAACTTTTAATCGTCGGGGGATGGTCGATAGTGGTTTGTATCGTCGTGGTATTGAACGAGGTGCGGCTCAGGCTGAATTGGCAAGATTTGGTTTGGCGCAACAATCGGAAGAGGCGGGGCGGCAGTTAGATCGTCAGCGTCAACAAATTGAGGAACAATTCTATACAGGCACTATGTCTGATCAGATCGCTAATGCTTTACGCAGGTTTGGTATAGCGCAGACGCTAGAAGGAGTTATTTAATGGCAAACGGAGCGCCTCTTTCTGGCAATACAAACACAGGTAGTGGAAGTGTTCCTTACCCTGACTACATGTCTGAAATGGCTTTAGGTCGGAGAAATAAAAACACTATTGATAATTTGAATTATGCCGATCTTGTGCTTGCTATGCAGAAAGGTAATGCAGGGCAAGTTAATCCTGCTATTAGAGAAGCGTTAAGTAGTATTACAGGACAGATTCCTCAAGGTCAACTTTACAACTCTATGGCTTATGATCAAAAGCATGCGAATATGGGAAGCGGTACCGCTGTTGCAGGGGTTCCTGCTCCTATGAACCCTGCCGATCAAGCAAAAATGAATTACGCTCCATCGGGTCCAACGAATCCTGCTGATCGGGTGCAAATGAGGTACAACTCTGAAGGCCCGTTATTAAATGGCCAAACAAATTCAGGTGCATCAACTTCTGCTTTTACTAGTGGTGGTGATTTGCAAACTGCTATACAACAACAACTTCCAGAAATGATGCCGATAAAAGGTCCATTGCCAACTACAACTGTTCCTACAGTAACTGGCGGCGGTGGTGGTGGTGGTGGTGGCCAAATGGCTACAGGAGTTCAAGGTTTTGTCGCTCCTACTGATCAAACAGCAAACATTAATAGAGAATTTGATGTTTTAGAAGGAACTGTAAGAGACGAATTTGGCAACTTACAAACAACAGATTTTACAGCACAGATACAAGATTTAATCGAACAAGGAAGATTGTCTTTACAGGATTTGAACTCTCAGCAACTTGTCGCTTTGCAAGAAGCGGCGTTGCGTCGTGAAGGTCAAATAGGTGATATACAAACTGGCTTAGAAGGCGACCTTGCCGTGCAGGAACAATATCGTCAAGACATTCAACAGCAGGTGGCTGATCAGGCCGCTCAACGTGCGGGTCAAATGACCGCAGATCAAGCGGCTCGTATCCAAGCGGCTCGTGAAGGATTAGGTCCGCAAGTAACTTCAGAATTTGAAGAAGTTGCCGCTTTGACGGGTGGGTTAACAGGATCGCAGGCTTTGTCTACTACTGCTGGTATGGACAGGTTGGCTCAGGTAGCGAATCAGGGTGCGGCTCAACGTTTGGCCGCACCTGCAATGCTGGCGGCTGAAGCGAAGATGGCTGTAGGCGATGAGAAATTCAGATTAGAGAACCAGTTGCAACAACAACTTGCGGCAGGTCTTGCAGAGTTGAATATGCAAGAACAACAGCAAGTGTTGCAAGAGGCTATGCGTCAGGAGCAATTCGGTATAGAGCGTGATCAGGCTATGGCTAACGCTTTGATGAACATTGCAAGTCAACGCACTGGCGCTACCTTAGGTGAAGCGCAACGTCTTGAGGATGTTGCGATACGTCAGGGCGAAATACTTCAGAGTCAAGGCTTCCAAGCCGCTGAGGCTCAGAAGCAACGTGATTTCCAAGCGGCTCAAGCGGCGGCTAGTCGCGCGGCCGCCCGTGCGACAGAAGATAGAAGAACTGCCGCACAGCAGGAACAATTAGACAAGGCAATTAGTGGTCTTGTTTCTAGCGCTGATCAACTTTATGGGCAGGATTTGTCACTTGAGCAGGCAGAGGCTTTAATTAGTTCTGGCATGGTTGATGCTTGGATGGCTGGACATAACACTGCTGATGAACGCGAGTGGCTATTAGAACAAGCAGAGATTGCGCATCAAAATGAAATGGCCGCGCTTGAATACGAAGCGGAGTTAGAAGCACGAGGTCAAGATACTTCTCCTTCAGCACAGTTCGATGTAGCATTCCCTGATGCTGATCCGTCGTTACGTGCTCATGCTTTACAGCATTGGCAAATGTCTGAAGAGGATAAGGATGAATGGTTGGATAAAACTTACCCCATAACAGGAACAAGCGCTTCAACTGATCAAAGAAATAGAAATGCGCGAGCGGATCTTCGGAATATGTGGGCAATCAGGGCAGAGATTCACGAGAACATTAAGGCTGAGGACATAGCGAATACACCGATAAATCCATTTACTGCACCTAGAGGAGCAGTAAATCCATATGATTACGATCCGTTTCAAAACTATAATTTAGGCTTAACCCCTACAACAACTACTTTTTTCCCTACTCAAACAAACGCTTCACCTAAACAATTTGATCGTTAAAAAATCATGGTAAAACCAAATAATCTTGAAGAAGATTTCAGAAGGTTTGCTTCTGAAACCTTAACTAGAAGACAAGCACAGGCGCGTACACCAACTCCTCCTTCTTTTCCTAAATACGCCACCCCTAAAAATACGATGCTTGAATCTTTAGGTATCAAGTATTTAGATCCTGAAGTTTATGGAACGGATACAGCCTTTTCTAGAGATAAGCCTTATTTTGAAAGGAGTCAACCTTGGGGCTTTCGTGACGATATGCCTGTTGCGCCAGATCCTACTTTTACTAAATGGATGAGCGAGGTGTACCAAGACAGGGCTTACGATAACCTTCCTGTTTGGAAAAAAGCGTTAGTTAATATTGGTAAAGTGGCCACTGAAGGCCCGACTGGGTTTTTGTTCAAATTAATTCAATACCCTTTGACTGTTGCCACAACTGCCACAAGGCTTTATTTAGAAAATGTTCATAAAGTAAGTCCTTTTATGGATAAGCCTCAAGTTGATTTTGAAAAAGGATTCGGAATCAGAGATGCTCTTGGGAAGTTAAATATTTTTTCTGGTAGCGGCGTTTATACATTTGGTGAGTTGCTTCATGAGGCTGACATTTGGCAAGAAGATAAAAATCTTAAGTGGGCGCGTACAGTCGGGTTCGCAGGTGACGTTCTTTTCGACCCTTTAACTTATATGACTTTTCTTATAGGTAAGGCTGGTATTTTGGCTTCTAGGTTGGCCGCTGGAGGCGGCAGGACGATTGCGGCGCAAGCAACTAGGTGGGGTGTTAGAGAGGCCGCTGATGCTGTCAGGAAACAAGCACCTCAACTTGGTGATGAGGCTGTACGTAAATTAACTGATGGTTTAGCGGCAATTCCAGAATCAACAATTAAACGAGTTACTGATAATATTGCGGGTGGGACATCAAGCAATATTGTTACTCACATGGATGATGGTGCAGTTAAAATTAATGTAAATGAATTATTGGGGGAATCTAAACTCCGTAATTTTGCTGATGATATTATTCTTGATCTTGGTGAAGAAGCCACAGGGGGTGTTCGCTCTTTACTTCAGATAGGTATAGATCAACGAGGCGTTACAGGAATAACTGATGATCAGATAAGAGAAGCCGCTGGTTGGATCGCTAAACTTGGATTAGATAGCAATTTGAAAGTTGCTGGGCAGGTATTACGCAAAGGGAAACCTAAACCTAATTTTTTTGGTAAGCCTAAACCTGAGATAAGAAGTAAAGTTTGGTTCTCTGAGTTGGAAGCGCAAAATGCCCATTTGGCTTTGGGTATAAAACTTCCTTTTTCAGGGAATCTTGGGCAAAAGATTTTCAAACATAATTTACAAGAACCTATTGGGTTTAAGGTTCTTGGTTCTGTAAAGAATCCTGTTGTAGGAACTTGGTTGCGTGCTGTTCCGCAGGCGACTCGTAGTATTTTCTTTGGAAGGAAGTATGTTAAGAACGGTCCTTTGGCAAGAGTTTTGGCTCACGCCGCTGGTGAAGCCGCAACTCCTGTGAAAGGAACCGCTGAAGGCGGTTTGATTGGTTGGATGCGCAGAGGTGGTCGAAAAACTGAAGTTCGCCAATTATTACGTCAAGCGATCAGAGAGGGGGACGCTGTAGGCGTTCATGCTTATAAATCTGTTCTGCATGTTTCTGCTCGTGGCGATGCGGCGGCTAGACGGGCAGGTTATGAAATGTCTCGTTTGTTGAAAGAATTTAGAAGGCAAACCGTTATATCTGGTGTTGACGCTAAAGATCTGGCTTCTGCGTTAAGAGGTAACGAAGAAGCCATTACAAAATTAAAGTCAATCACTTATGATGTAATTGATCCTGACGGAACAGTAGAAACTGTAACCGCATACGATCAGGCTCAAAAATTTATGGAAGATTTGAGGACTACTGCTAACAGTATTGCTCATAGGAATTTTTTAGGAAGAGTTGATAATTACTTGCCTCGTGTTCTAAGCGAGCAGGCGCAAAGGTATTTACAAAAGAAAAATGTTGGCCTTATATCAGGCAGGCAAATAGGTACAAGAGGAAAATATAAGCCTTCTGGTTTTGAGCAACAACGTTCTTACGTTGGTAAAAGCGATTTTGATAAGGCAGTAGATGCTGAAATGGCTAAAAATGCTGACTTAAGTCGTCAGGAGGCTGTTGAACTTGTTGAAGCGTCTGGTAAACAAAATACTTTTTTAGGGGTAGAACTTCTTGACCCTTCTGATGCTAATGGTAAAGCGATTGAAGAACAGATCGCTGACATTATGGAGAATCAGGGAATTAATTATGCTTTGTTTGATGATGACTTTGACAAAGTGATTGAAGTTTATATCAATTCTATTTCTAAGCGGGTCGGGGAAGTTTACGCAGAATCTCTTTTGATAAAAGAAGGAATTTTTGTTGATGTAACTACTTCTTTTGTTCATATACCTAGTGGTGACGTTGCTAATGCTGTTTCTAGCATTCGAAAGGCAGAGCATAATCTTGTCACTCAAGCGGCTAATTACGAATCTATTTTAGATGATGCTGTCAGGCAACTAGGGGAAGAACTCGCGGAACAACAGTCTCACGTTAGAAATGCAAAAAAACTAGCGGATCAGGCTCAGGGTGAGTATGACCGCGCTCTTGGAAACTATAATTCTGCCGCTGAAAAGGCTCTTGAAGAAGAAGAAATAGCGGAAGCAATGCGTGTGGCTCTTGCAGAAATCGAGGAAAAAATAGTTGCTTTCGGACCTGATGCAACTGGTTCTGAAAGATTCTTGGCTGTAGCAGAAGAAATGCGCAGACTTGTTGATCAGAAAGAAAAATTACTTAGCGGTAGTCAACCCTTACTTAAATTGCATTTAAGAACTTTGAAGCAAACTTCTGCTCAGTTGATTGTTCTGGAAAATAAATTATTTAGTTTGTTTGGCGGGCAAGAAACTTTTGATCGGTTTGTTACTCTTTCTTCAAAATGGGACCCCACGATTGAACCCGATTTCGCTAAATATTTGCGAGAAACTGTTGAGGGTATAAGCGAAGACGATATTGTGCAAAATCAGTATTGGATGCAACAATTAACTGAGTTGGTTGCAGATATTGATAGTTCTCCGCAAGGCCCTTGGCTTGCTTTGCAAGACGAGATTATGCAAGGTTTCAAAGGGGAAGTCGGGATTTCTAATCCTGCGAATAATGTTTCTAATACCGTAAAGTTACTTAACCAGCAGATAGAAACTAGTTATGGGATAGTCAGGCAGGCTGAAGAACTCTTTTCAGATCTTAAACTTGAAGGATTTGTAGGCGGTAAATCTCCTACTAAAGAGAATATTTCTGAAGCGAAACAAACTGTTGCGCGAAAGTTGGAAGAGAGACTGGGCAGAATCGCTCCTTCGGATCGTTCTGCTAAAACTTTTTTTGACAGAGAAACTGCTTGGAACGATTTGATGCGGGAAGATGAAGAGTTTGCTGATGCGGTTCATTTGTTTTATGATTCGTTTGGTGGCTTGAATGTTCGTTTCGGTATCGCCGACGGAGCAGATTTGGATTCTCTAATCGAATCTGCTTTCACCACTTTAAGACAGAAATCTGTATTAGCGCAAGAGTTGAATAATCCTATTTTGACTAGTAGTCCTGTCACGACAGCGCATTCAAATGAGGGTGCGGTTTTTGATAATGTAACTATAGAGGATTTGGCTTATTGGATGAGGCTTCGGGAGTTAACTAATCCTCAGTTGCATGTCAGTACCCTGCCTGCTCCTATTGATCCTATTTCTGTTGTTGAAATTTTTGAAAATGGAAGAATTGTTGGGCTTAGCGATCATGAAGATTTAAGGTACACCAACATTTTAGACGACCTTGGCATTCGGGAAGATGTAGATGATGTAGAGATAATTCGTTCTTCAAATCTTGTTATTAAAGTTGAGCATAATGGCAAAGTAAAATATTTGAAGAGATATACAGGTGAGCAAGGGGTTCAGTCTGCTGTGCCGACAAATGCTATGGATTCTGCCGAGCATCGTGTCAGTTCTGAAGTTCTTGCTGATCGTTTATATAGCGAATTGTCAAATGGGAACGGTGCTCCTTCTTCCTCTTACGGGCTTGTGGAAGGTTATGGAGATTTAGATGGTTGGTGGAAAGTTTCAGACGAAAAAACTGTTTTACCTGCTGAACCTTATGATGTTTCTACACAGTACAGAAGGACAATAACTAACAGTAATGGTGAAATATTAGGTTATGACATTGTAAGAATTACTGACGCTTCGTTAGTGGATTCTGCTATTCATGTTCCTTTGCGTGAGTTGCGACAAGACATGTTTATGGCAGATGTTTTGTTAGGCAACTATGACGTTATGGGCTATGGAGGCCCAGACGGAGTTAATTTTGGTATTAACTCCGTAACTGGTGATTTGGTTCGTTTAGATAATGGTGCTTCTTTCTTTTATGGAGGAAGGGGTGCGCCTAAAACTAATGATCCTAATTTCGCTTACGAAGAGGTTCAGGAACTTTTAGGACCTAAAACGTTCTTTGACGATTCTTACGAAAATTCAATCGGGCATGTTCAGGACAATTTGCTTTTGGAGCAAGGTTTGGAGCAAGGTCCTGCTGGGTTTACTGGTGAAATGAGTAATCAGTTAGATCAACTACTTGATTTGCGTTTAAGGAATGGTGGTTGGAAAAATTGGGTTCGCCGACAGGTGCCTGAATTAGATGAAGCAGATGTGGAGATGTTTGCTCGTTGGCTTGATGATCGTACAAGAACTTTGTCTAATTATTTTAGTAAAGAATTTCGTGAAGGCCCAGATTTGCTTATTGAAGAGTTGGTTACTATAGGCACTGCTCAAGATGTTGCTGAAAGAATTGTCCGCAATGGCGAATTTACTCCTGAAGGAGATCCTTCTCCTGAGTTAGCGGGAGAAATTTTAGAGTTGATACATAGGTCAGAGTTTGCAGGTCCTATTGTGCAGAGTCAGGTTGTTGGCGCTAGCAATTTGGAATGGCTTGACGCTAATTTGGGTATGAATGCGAACTTGGCGAACCGTATACAGGGTTTCACGTCTAACATGAATTACGACTATAACATTTTATTGTCGTTGCCTGAAGGTGCTAGAAATGTAAAAGTTTATGACATGCCAGTTTACAGAGGGCAGGAATGGGTAGAGGAACTCATACGAACTGGTCGTTTAGATTTTGACAGCATAGAGGAAACAGAAGAAGTTAATGAGTTTCTTAGGGGCATAATTGCTGATGTAAACAGGGCTGTAAGGGAAAGGTCTGGTATTGATTCACAATATACTGGTCGCACCGCTGGCGGCAGTACCGACCAGATTTGGGATGTTGCGGAAAGAGTTTACAACTCTGATCCTGATTTGTTAAAAGACTATTTTAATGCTTTTGCTACAGGTAGGCTTAGTGAAAAAGGGACAGAGAATGTTACTAACGCTCTTCAATTAATTAACGCTATTGAAACTTTTGATACTTTAGGTTATTTCCCTCTTTCTCCTAACGGGCAATCGCTTGCTTGGAGAGACAAAATGACTATTTTGGCTTCAATTTTAGGCGAACGAGGAGTGACTTCAAATTTGCCAGAAGGATTGAAATCTTTAAGGTCGTTGCCTGATGTTCAAATTAAACAATTAGTTGCTGGAAAAGTTGCACGATTAAGTTCTGATAGTGGGCCTGCCGCTCAATTAAACGATTTTGCTCAAAGAGCAACATGGGAACTGTCTCCTTTATTGAAAGCGTTTACTGGTCCTTCTAATCGGGTTGAAGGCGAAAATGTTATTATGAACCTTGGGAAGATAACTTACGATTCTGATGTAGAAATAGAACTGATTTTAGAAAGTCTGTTGAAGAACTCAGGCGCTTCTACCGACATTAATCTTGTATCAAGAATTTCTGCGGAGATCTCTAAGCGAGGAGGAATGGCTCAACCACTTCCTTACAGGTTTGGTTCTGATTCCCCGATCGCTAGAGGCGGAATGCTTACTTCTGGCGTTAGAGCCACAGTTCTAACTCCAGAGGCTGTGTCTGCGATAATTAACGATGTGTTTGTTGCATCAGGGCGAGAAGCACCTAATGTGCGAGTTGCATCATCTGTCTTGAAGAAATTAGAAGAACCTTTATCTGAGCAGTTGATGGCTTCAAGACTTTTGAATACTTATAGAAATTCTTTGACAATGGATGGCTACAATGCGGCCATTTGGATAAACCAAAGCGAACATACTAAAGCAGTTATAGCAGGAAATGAATCCAGAGATCTTATACAGTCAACTTTTATTTTGACTAACCCTTATGCGCTTAAACCTAAAATGAGTCAACCTGATCAGTTGAACATGTTGATGGATTTTGATCGCGGCAAAGGACAAATACTTGATTTGGATTTAGCGATAGATGAGTATCTTGATTTACTTGATGCACGTTTTTCTGGTATGTCTGCGGCAGATAGGTCTGCATGGGATAAAAAGTTTACTGAATTTTGGGATATCCCTGATGCGTTGTCACAGTTGAACGATCAGAAGCAACAGTTACTTTCTTCTTTGGGCGCTTCTGGTCTTTCTGCCAAAGGGGCAAAAGACCTTAGTGAGGCGCGAACGCTCCTAGAAAATGCGTCTTTGCCTAAACAGAAATTAGAAGAGGCCGAAAATGTTCTTAACGAAGTTCAGAGCCGTTTAGAGGATGTTCAAGCCGCTCAAAACGTTTTAGACGATTTGCTTGAAGGAGCGGAAGAAATAGAAGCATCGGACTTAAGAGGCATGTACGAGCAGTTAGAAACTGCTATTGCTATTATTCACCAGTCCAATATCGACGCGAACGACAGGGCTTTACGTCTTGCTCTTTCTGGCGCTTCCCCTGATGAGGTAAGCGCAGTGTTAGGTGACATCAATACAGGTGCGACACAAGGTTTAGGCGATGATTTAATTAGGGCTATCAGAGGTTTGGACACTTTAGAGGGCGCTTCTCCTCTTCCCGCACGTAATGTAAGCGCTCAACCTGATGACGACTTCTGGTTCCCGCTAAAAAGTTTTCAAGACAGAGAAGAAATTCTCGAAGATGTTTTCTACTCTGGCATGAAGGCGTTTGGTGTTAATGCTCAAGGTCCTGAAGCGATGGTTGATGCTATGACTGCTGTGACTAGGTTCCGAGCAAGAGGCGGAATGGCGACGTTTGTTAAGCACTACGATAAGGTCCATAACCTGCTTAAAGGTTACATGATTGCAAAACCTGGGTTTCATATGCGCAACTTATTCTCTTCTGTTTTTATGAACTTTTTGCATGGTGTCGATTTAGCAAGTTACCGTCAATTCCAACGTGCATATTGGCAGGTGCAACATGATTTAGCAGTTGAAAGAGGGGCGACTCAAACCGCACGGAACATCCAAGTGGCAATGAAAGCGAGAGGGATATGGAGAAAGACCTCTCAAGAAAATAAAGACATTGTGCGTGGGATGCTTGATGACAACATTATTGGAACGTCTGCTGGTCAGATAGGTGTGGAATTTACTGGTGCTCCTAGGCGTGGGGGGCGGATTCGTCGTGCTTGGAGCACTGTGAATCCGTTTAATTCAAGGAATGCGCCTTTGCAGTTGTCTCGAAATGTGGGTATGGGTGTTGAAACTTACGTGCGTGGCAGTCTTGGGTTTGATGTAATTAAAAAAGGCGGGACTGCCGACGAAGCATTTGATGCGATTACGACTTGGCATTTCGATTACGATGATCTTTCAGACTTTGAACGCACGTTTGTTAAAAGAATTATTCCGTTCTATACGTGGACTAAACATGCTATGCCTTTGATGATTGAGCAGATAGGCAAGAATCCTGCAAAGATGTCTGCGTATATGAAATTCAAGAGAAATATGGAGATGGGGCAGGAAGAAGTTCCTATCGTGCCAGATTATTTCCGCAGACAGCAGGCTGTGCAGTTACCATTCAAATACAAGGGGGAAAACATGTTTATTCTTCCTGATTTGCCGTTTAAGGCTCCGTTTGAGATGATTGACCCTACGTTTGCGTTTGATCCAAACATGAGTTTTGAAGAAAGAGTAACAACTGCGTTGGGAACTATTCTTACGCAAACAACTCCTCTTCTTAAAGCACCTACTGAATGGTACATGAGGAAAAATATTTGGAAGGGATACAATTTTCAAGGCAGATATCAGCAGGTACCTTCTGCTTACACAAATATTCCTCTTTTGATGCCTGCTTTAGATCTGATATCTCAGGCTACAAAGCAAGATGGTGTGTGGTATATGAAAGATTATCAGTTGCATGCCTTGGCTCAGTTGTTGCCAACGTTTACTGATCTGCGTAGGTTATTTCCTGATGAAGAGAGATACCAGCAAAGAACTTTGTCTACTTGGTTAAGTTTTGCGTTTGGTATTGGTCTTAGAACTAATACACGTGAAGAGCAACAACGTGTAATAGAGTCTAAGTATTGGGAAAGGCAGGAAGAGATAGCCGAAATGAACAATTTGCGCAGGGCGGCATATCGAGATTCGTAGGACAGGAAGGCTTATAGGTATGGATTTCAATTTACCAGTTACATCCAAATGGGTACGCACAGAAGAGTTGCACCCTAGATTCAAATACAGGTTAAACCAGTTTTTTATGGACAATCGTATCGCTGGTCGTGTAAAGATTGTCAGCGGTGTTCGCACGTTAGCGCAACAACAAGCGTTATATGACAAATACAAGGCGGGCCGAGGGAATCTCGCCGCGAATCCCAATAGGCGCATGTCTAACGGCATGCGAGGTTCCTACCACATGGCTCAGGAAGCCTTTGGAGGCTACGGATACGCTGTTGACCTACGTATCACAGGCAAAGGCCTCTCAACGGCTGAGGTGAACCGTATAGCCGCTGAGTACGGTTGTGTGAAAACAGTCCCAAGCGAATGGTGGCATGTATGCCCTGGGCGTGTACAGGGGTCAGAATTTGTGTGGTTTGACGCTCCTGCGGTTTCAGGAGATGAAACCTTGGATGCGGGGAAGATGGAGCCTTTAACTCCTCTGCAAATTTTCGCTAAAGCAGTCGCTGAAGCGCGCCAACATGTGTTGCGTAAAGGTAGCAGAGGTCCTCACGTGAAAGTTCTTCAACTGTACTTAGAGCAAGAGGGGTTCAGCACTGCAAGGTCTAAGGGTCGTTCTCGCAAGGGATTGGGTGTGGATGGAATTTTTGGTTCAGGCACAAAGAGAGCCGTTATGAAGTTCCAAGATTCAGAGTCTATAAATACAGGCGTTAAACTCACGGTAGATGGCATAGTAGGCCCTGCTACGTGGGAAGCGTTGATTAACTAAGGGGACATTTTATGCCTAAAGTTGGTGGTAAAAAGTATGCTTATACGGCGAAAGGTAAAGCCGCCGCCTCTAAGGCGCGCGCGAGAAGGAGAAAGAAATAACAATGGATTACAAAGACATAATAGAAAGGGCTGTGTGGACTGCTGTTCAAAGTTTTCTTGCCGTTTTCACAGTTACAGATCTCGCTTCACTCGAAGCCGCTTCAGTTGCGGGTGCGGGTGCGTTGATCAGTGCTCTTAAAACTATTGCTTCTGGCAAATTAGGTAACAAAGCGTAACATGGACGAAGAACTCTCCTCTCAATTCGACAAGTGGGTCGAAGAAGAGGGGGATGCAATCGCTGACGAGATCAGGGAGAGTATGAAAGCGAGTTCTAGCGTGTTGAATGTTAACGATGGGAGTCATGCCGTTTGGCATGAAGGTAATTTAGGGATGCTTATCGTGGTTCCTTTTGAGCATGCTATGGCTTTTGCGGCAGAGCATGAGATAGGGGATTTAGAGAACAGTCCTGTGCACAATTACGTGTTCAATACTATTAGCGAACTAATTCTTCGCGCAACGCACATTATGGACTTTACTGACAGTCCAATAGATGAAGATTTTCTTGATTAATAGTTTTTAATTCTCCACGTGTAAACAATCACAAGCGTCCATAAAACGATACAACTCCAAATTATTAAATCGTACATTTTAGATCTTGATGTGGTCGTACTTGTCGTTCATCGGCAAGTTCCATATGTCTCTAACAACCATACACGCAATGATGCAGTAACCTACAAGGTCTTTCAACGTGTCCTCTACGGACTCGAAATATATGTCTAAATCTCTTACGTTTAAGTCTTTTCTGTTGGCTACAAGGTTTTCTAGTCGTGCTATTTTGTCATGCATGCGCACGAGTAAGCCGTCTGTTCCGAACCTATTGATGTTTTCGTATCCATAATCTAGTTGTTTTTTCGTCAACATAGGGAGTAGCGAAGACGCTGTTACGTCTTCTTCAAACGTGTCGTCAGCGTAAAATTTAATCATGTCTAAGCACATTATGGCCATTGCTGAGAACCAGTTAGCACCAATTTCTTCGTACATTTCGGCCCCGTAATACACAGCCGCGAACGTGTCGTACTCGTTGCGGATAACTCCTAACAGCAGGTCGTGGTCGTATGAGTGTGGGTGTCGAACTCCTTGGGAGCGTTTTGTATCTATGTTGTTTGCCATCAGCCCTGCTGATGCGTTCCATGTTTCAGGTTTAATTCTCGGTATTTTCATCTAAATAATCCTTTACGATTTCGTGTTGTGATAATTGTTCTGCTAAGCGTTGCAGTATTTGGTCTCGTTTCCGTGCGACAGTTGTTTTAGGTATCCCTAAAATGTATTCAACGTCACGCAAACTGAGTTTTTCAAACAGTAAAGCGTTAATAATCCACAGATCTATGCCTTCCAATGTGTCGTATGCGTCAAATACTAGTTGATGAAGTTCTGTACGATCAATGCCTGAAAATCTGTCGTCTTTACCAGAGAGAGATTCTTTGAGCCAAGACAGGTGTTGTGGGTCAGTTGGTATTTCCTTGCGGCTCATCTACCCATACTAGCCCAGCGGGGATGGCGTAATACTGCTTCCCTTCAGGAAAAGATTCTATTGCCGCTTTTCTGCACATTTTCTGTAGGTCGTTGTACTCTATTAAAGCGCTTCTGTCGTTTGTTGAGTCATACACAAACAGTTGTACTTTGTGCATCCTATGCCATGAGCCTAGCGCTTTCATTTTTTCTAGTTTCATTTTAAGCATCTGGTCTTTGCCTAACCCCTGTACCTCTACGAGATTATTTGAAGTCAAATAATCAGGTGTGTGCCTTATCGTTAACGGCAGGGAGGCCATGTTAAGCGGTGGTCTGTTGAGTCCGTATCGGACAAAGTTCACTTCTGATACCTCTTCAAAGGCTCTTTCAGCGATGTCTCCCATCGTCTGTATACGCCTGTGAAATGGTTCGTCTGCGAAACTCATCGTCTGTTCACCGCACGTTTAGTTTTGTTTTCACGCCAGCGTTTCATTTCTTTTTTTCGCGCTTCTTCAAGCGCTCTTTTTGTTATGGTCACATTTAAGCCAGTGGGCTTTATGTCTGACATGTTGCCTCCTAAAGTTTCGTTGCGTCTATGTGAACGACTTGAGAGTCGTTCAGTATAACTCCTGCACGTTGTATACCATCTAAAGCCAACTTGATGTAGTTGTCTAAATCTCCTCTGAGCGGTGATTTCCAATCACCTGCAGGGAATATGGATACCATTGTTGAGTCAACGTTGAATGTTAATTCAATGCGCACAGGTCCATCAAATATGGGAGGGTCTTCTCCTACTGCGATACTGTACTCTTCTTCTGCGCTTACAGTCTTTGCAGGAGTATAAACTCTGCCTTTACGGGACATGCGAGGGCGACCCTTTGGTACGGGTCGCCCATGCACTAAGAAAGAAAACTCATCTACGCTTTGCTCGTCTTTCTGCGTCATCGACGAGTTGTCTGATTTGTCTGTCACAATCTTGCCTTCCTGTGAATTTAGGTCCATCTGACCACCATGTACCTAACCGACCATCTAGGTCTTTGGTCCATGTTAGTATGTCGTTCCTTGCATAACCTGCTTCCCACATAGCGCGAGCAAATCTATTTAGGAATCCGTGCCTTCCTCTACCAGCACCTTCAGCAGAAGTGTAGTACGAATGAGGACCGTCGCTGTACATCTGTCGCGCCACTCCTCTTAGTCTCGTACCGTCTACTTGCATTAAAGGTTCTTTTGAGTAGTCTCTAGCAGGCGGTAAATCAGGTTTAGGGTCTACCCACAGCCCTGCGGCTGTTTCAAGAAGTTCAACTTTGACACGGTTCTTTTCCGCATGGAAAAGGAACGTTTCTTGGGGTATCCCCCACTCACGTTCTATGTCTACCATTTCTTGTCGCCCTTCAGGTCTTGCTCCACCGTAAGGTAGTCGCATGTAATTTCCTGGGGGTCCACCTAGGTAGTCTTGCTTCGGGTAAACGGCATCGTATTTGATGTTCCCTAACTGACACACGGCTTGTAAGGCTTTCCGCATCGTTGGGGCTTCAACCCAATCTTCAGCAAAAACCCATACGTGACAGCCTTTAGATCTTGAAAGTTCAACCCACCCCTTCATGGCTAACGCTTCTAATACGGTGCTAGCGTTTATCGCATGGTCGAGTGATTCTTCACCTTCGTCTATGTCTATTGCACCCCACATACATTTCCAAAGTGAGGGGTCCATGTCTCTGTAGATTCTGCGTCGGTCTTCTTCTATCCAACCTCCGCATCCAGACGGAAGAGTTTCTTCTGGGTCGTACACCATAGGGTATACGCCTATCATTTCCTCTCCCTTTAAGTGTCGCTCTATGAGTTCAAAGTCTATTTCTTTCCACACGCAACCTCCGCTGTCGCTTCCGTATGCGTAAGGGAACCCTTCAAACAATCTCCAGAATGGGCTATTCATCGAAACTCATCTGCTCCCATGTAACTCCAGCCTCTAGCAAACGACCGCTTGGATGTATTGTCAAGTGTGTCTCTGCTTTCTCGCCTTCGCCAGCCTTATTCTTCCATAAGCCTACACTTACTTCGTCTTCGTAGTAGCGTCTAACGTCTTCTTCTTGACTGGTATCATCCCAACGTCGCCATGTTTCTATAACGAAATGGCTTTCGCTGGTACCTGCATACCTGCCAGAGTCAATGCCACCTGCCTCTCCACGATTACCTCTACCGCGCGAAGATTGGTGAACTACTACGCCGACAACTCGCCAATCTGAAACGAGTTGCTTAAACGATTCAATTTTTGCTTGCACGCTACCTGCGTCGCCAGCGCCTCCGCCGCGAATAAGTTCCAAGTAGTCGTATACCAGCACCTGAGGTCTTTGACCTCCCCATAACTGTGTTGACGCTATGCGCATTGCTTTGTCTAGGTCGTCTACTGACATACCTGTTGACTCGAAATGCAAGTTCTCAGAGTTGGACATGATTTCTTCAGTGCGCTCCCACGCAACATTATCGTTGCGTATTAACCGAGCGATCCAATCTTTCTGCCCTACTTCCAACTTCATAGCCGTGTATCTACCCCAAAACATTGACTCTGTTTCGTCTGGGCTGACCCACAGTGTTCTCAGGTGAGGGTTATGGGCTACCATATTCAGGCATAACATTGTTTTACCTGTATGCGTTCTACCTATCAAAGTGACAAGTTGCCCTGCTCTAGCGCCTCCCATTGTGGCTTCGTCAAAAGCACGAATGCCGAAACGCCATTCCCCACCAGATTTAAGGTCGCCACGCATCCGTGACAACTGCTGGTTCTTAGGAGTGTATAAACGCTTTAAGTCAGCGTCTGTGACTCCTTCTATTTTGGCTTGCTCAGGTTTGGGGGCGACTGGTGCCGCCCCCTTTCCTGAACCTACAAGTTTTATTGCATCGTCAAGCGTTAATCGGTCAGGCATTTGTATTTGCCAACCAACCTTGCGGATCGATAGCGGTAGGTCTATCTCCCCACGTAAAAGGACTATGCTTGACTAGCCCACCAAAGTAACCGCTCTTGTTCGCAAGAGGATGGTTACCTTCGCTTTGCAGAAGAACGTAAGTTCCGTCTGCGTTCATTGTAAGTCCACGCTTGATTTTGAAATCACCAAGAGCGCACTTGCCATTTTTCGTGATCGGTATATTTTGACCACGCATAGATTCTACGAAGTAATCCGCAGGGTACTGTTTAGTGCCTTCTGCAAATAATTTACGTATTGCTTGATTGTCCATAAACGCAGATTGTTGCGAACCGTACACAATTCCTTGTGAGCGTTCGTACATAAATACTTTGTTTACTTCCGCATACTGTGCATCATCTATGTATTTTGATTCACCAGCCGAAAAGGTTGGTTTCACAGGTTGCTGTTCAACGGTTGCTTCTGGAAATGCTTCCACTACCGTCGCAACTGCGGCCGCAGTAGCGTCCTCTATGCTTGCACCACTATTGATGTGTCCTTCTAACCTTGATTTCAAGGCTGGAAGTGCATCTGCTAGCGCTTCTGCATTTTGGATAGCCATTGTTGCGGCTACGCCTTCCTCGCCAGAGGCGATTTCGGCTATGGCAAGGTCTGTCCCTGCCTTAATAAGCACTTGTGCTTCTATTGATGCCCTTTCACTCGGGCCGAGTGGCTTAAATGCCATAATTTATGCTCCTTCTATATGTGAGCCTTTACACTGTGTCCATGATGGACACCATTTCTCGGAACACCACCAACCGTTGTCACCTAACACCCATGGGGCAGGAGGTGATGCTTCAACGTATCGGCAGAGCGCCAAGACCTTTTCTCGGAACCAGTCTATGTGTCGCTGACTCCGAACTAAATCTATTCTTCCCACGCCTTTAGGATGCATGATTGCATACGAAAAGGAGGGGATACCTGTAGCGAAACAGTAAGCGATGCTTTGAACATCCCAACGCTGATACTGCCACGCTTCTCTTGAGTAGTCGCGCTTAGGGAACTTCCAATCCCATAAACGGTCTTTCTCTACAAGGTCAATCGTGCCTGTTAAATGCACTACACGTTCGTCATCTTCATGCAGGATTTCGTCAAACGTGTGTTCAATACCTACAGGGTTCAACTCTGGGTAAACCTCATTCCACCAGTTGGTGAGTTTCTGCACCCCTATCTGATGTGTTTCTTCAGGCTTGTAAGACACCCACTGCTCTATCGCAGGTAGTTCTTCTTCTTCCCAATGGTATTGAAATGCGTCAAACAAATCATTCGCTACGAACTCCGTGCCATTCTTCTTCGCATACAAAGCATCTTCGCATGCCGCATGACACGCAGTACCTAGCGCTGACGCATCTTTCTGAACTTCTTTATGCAGGCCGTAAATGTCGTTCCTGAAACGTTGCATACACATGTCTGCTGTTTTCACGGACGATTGCCTGACCCAAGTGTGGACCCAACGTCCATCACTGTCTAAATGGAGTGGATACTCCGCCATACTTACCTCCTAGGTACTAAGTACCCACCACCTCTTTCAGAGAGGTGGTGGTACTAGGTACTAATACTAGTCTACTGCTGTGACAACCTCTCTCGTGTTACAGTCGCGTTCCAATGAACTGAGTTATGTTACATTTTCTTTACGGAAATGTTACAAACCTAATGTGTGACCGTGTTGAGCCTCTCATGCCCTTTGTCTCTCGGCCACCCGTGAAAGAGCACACTCCAAATACGAACTAAGACATTGTGTCTCATCTCGGCTTGCTCCCATCCGACAGTTTCATACCATCGTCTATGGCAAGCAGGCTTAAAGTTGTCGTAGGCCATGTCCTTGCAAACAGACCCAAGATAATTCATCCACGCATTGTTAGTCACAAGCATCCTGTACTCGTAATCTGTTTCTTCTGAACTCCAAATCCGACCTGTCCACTCACCCTCTTTGGGCTGAACGTATTCAACTCCACACGCTTGTATGCGCTTCAACATTTCCTCTAACGAAGACTTGTCTCTAGTGCGTACAAGTACATAAGCCTTCGGGTTAAAGTCATGACCTTCCCAATAAGGTGCTTCCAATCCGTGCGCCTCAGCGCACGCCAAAGAAAAGAACCCATCTTCAGTTACTAACCACATATCAACTCTCCACTCTCTGTACATCTATTTCATGCATGCCCATATCTACAATAGTGACATCATTCCAATCAACATCTGTGCTTACACTGCGCACAAGTTCTTCGGCTTCTTCTTCGCTGTGTGCGTTTACCCACACGCGCATCACTGCTTGAGTTTCAAACGTGACACTGTAATTGTCAGGTCCCACATCTTCCTCCTTGAAATGCCTTTGCCTGTTTTCTAAATTATTTCCCATCGTGCACCTCCAATGCACGAGCGGGACAAAGGCGTTTAGAGGGGGGATAAACCTTTTACCTTTGCCCCACTCGAATATGTTTATTTCTTCGCTACATACAAGAAGTTGTTCCCGAAATCGGCAGATGTTTTAACATTTATGTTATGCACTCTACGCATATAAGCATATATGGTGGCACGAAAAGCGTGAATAGGGTGAGTACTTTGACCAGTGCCTACTCTCTGCTCGTCCAATGGAAAATCAATCCCTCCTACACACTTAAGCATTTCGCCATCTTCAAGAGCCATAATGCTCTCTCCGAGTTCCTTGTATACGCTATCCCGTTGCTTTCTAAACCCGAACGGGAGGTCGGATTGTTTCATTACTTCTGGCATTTTTTTCCTCCTTATGCCTAGATGTTGCATGACCCCCACGAAGCCCATGTAGGGATGGGTGGAGGTCCTGCGCAGGGGCCACGCAAGACTATGATAAATACTCTAGCGCCTTTTTCGCCAACGGAGTTTTACCATCAAGCGACTTCGCTAAAGATTTCTCAAAGTTTACAGTTTCCCCTATCTTGTAATTCGCATTTATCTGATGCTGTTCAGCACCCTGAACGGCATTGTAAGCGAGCCACTTATTCATCGTGCCCCACTTCTCAGTTTCATCCCGCCACGCATTATTCATGACAGCAATCTTTTTATTGCGATTAACTACAGCACGCTCAGGCGCATCAGAAGGCAACTTAGGTACAATCGTCTTCACTAACGCTTGGAACTGCCAATCAGAGAACTCCTGATCAGACAATATGCGAGCCATCTTCCTCACTGTTTCAGCCTGTCGCATAGACACCTCTAAAACACGTGACTTCATTGTCAGAATGTCATCATGGTTCTTAGTGGCACGCACGGAAACAATTCCCTTCCCGCTCCCAAGCATATTTTCACATGAAATACGCTTCTGAACAGGGATTATCTCCGTTTTCCACACACCATTCAACGACATTCGCGTATAAATAAACGGCTGTATCTCATCACCGTTACCTAAATCAAACGGCTTATCAAGTATCTGCTCAACAACAACACGCTCGCCATTGCCAAACATCGTCACGTTAGAACATTTCCTAGGGAACAAAGCCTCTAAAGTCTCATACACGTGAACATAGCCAGCACGCTCAGGATACTTACCTGAGTGAGTGCCAAGCACCTCATCACCAAAGAGAGGGTGTTCGTCAGCGCGAACAACATACCTGTCTTTAGGTTGACCCACATACTCCCCTGACTCATACACAGGAACGAAAAACTCGCCCCCATCCATAAAACCAGACGGCATGTACTTCACAGGGAAATGCGCATCAACCGACCTAGCGACTTCAGGCACCTCCGTGCTACTTGTTGAACGATCACGCAAAAGGAAATTCTGCTCCCCACGCGCACTATCTACTGTTTCTCTCATATTTGGACCTCCGACCCAATAAGTTTAACTACATCACGCAAAGACTGTCTTATGTTGAGAACCTCACGTTCGACTGCCTGACATAACGTAATATCACGAGCGCTAAGCGTAAGGTCAGACGATTCCTCAGACAACTCCTGCACTTTTTTGCGCTCAATCTCCATGCTTGTAACAACATTCATGACTGCTTTCCTGAACTTCGTACCTACATCGCATAATTGTTCTGGCTCTAAACGCAACAAATCGTCTAAATAATCAGTCACAAGGTTGTCAAACTCATTACCTAACTCATCATTCAGCACAAAGTCGCCGAAATCATAGTTATGGTCCACGTAACTTTGGATTTCCTCAGGCAATTTCTCGTCTATACAGTCCTTGACTTTACTCTCTAAGCCCTTGTAACCACGCTCGTCCCACAGTTGGTCTACAAGACTCTCACGGTCTACCTCTATTTGACTCTCCACTTGCGGAAAGTCAAAATCTAGTGAAATTTTTTCATCACTCATAAGCACCTCCAATGCTTGTTTATATAGATTAAAAGGGGCCGTGCGAGCGAAAGGAGTGGAATATGTTAGACCACAAAAACTCACACGACCCCAGTTTGGCTGTGTTTATATACCCTGAAGCACAACGTGCTTGAGCAAACAGGAATATCATTTAATGGGCTTCCTCTTACCACCCAACCATTCCTTTTTTTAATTTCATTTCATTCAATTAAAAAAAGAAATGGTGGGGTTAATCAAAAGTTTTATTCCAACAAGACTCATGCAAGATACGCCCATGAGGCTCGATTGTAGGCGCATCACCTATCTTCTTGCCACACAAATCACATACACGGGTCTTGTTGTAACTCCCTCTCAAATTCTTATTAGGCATCAGATTAACTCCCCAGACACATCACACGAAGTCTCAAGAATCTCACACTCACACTCAAACTTACCCCACGAGCCACCTAACTCCGCAATCTTCTCACCAATCTCAGCCATGCTCGGAGTATCATGAACCGCACGGATTCTCCAACGCTTTCCGCCTGCTTGACGGTCATCATCAGTCCAAGCCTGAACCTCAACCCAACTACAACCCAACGCATGCTGTCTAATCTTAGACCCATGCGCAGTGTACGTAGCGTTATAAAAAACATGCTCACTCATCTATGCCTCCCTACCAACGTGCCACGTTTCGCCACGGAAATCAGTAACTGAAATCCGCATGCCCTCAATAAACTCACCCATGAAGTCGCCAACCATGTTACGTAGCGCTGTATCTACGTCATCGTTGCTCAACAACTCACCTATTAACTCTTTTACAGTTAAATCTAATACTTTCTCATCCATCAAATACTCCTAACGTATGCGTCCAATTCAACGGCACATCGCACGCCTCACGGAACTTATCCCAATCAAATTTCTCATTATCGCCACGGAACATAGACCCAAAATCAAACGCCAAACGATAAAAAATCTCATCAGGCGTAGACGCAGGACCACCCAAACGAATAATCTCTTGCTCATACTGCTTATGACCCTTAAGAATCTCAGCAACACTCACGTAATCTTTCCTAGACATACCCATATTAATCTTCCTCCTTAGACCAATCGTAAGGCTCTAAATCATCGTCAGGCTCATCAAAGAGTCCTGACTCTTCAAACACCCAGATCGCCCCGCAAACAGCGAGAAAAATAACCGACCCAAGCGCAAGCACATAACAAAACTCTATTAAATCCATCATTACTCTCCATTCACGACACGCGCTTCAATAAGCCTGCCGTATCCGTTTTCTCTTAACAATTCTTTGGCTTCAACTAGCGCATCGTCTTCGCTTTTCGCTTTGACGCTCACGGTAATTGAACACCACTCATGTAGGTACACGATTGTGTACCAGCGCAATTTCTCATTCATCACGACACTTCCAAAAACAAAAAAGGGGCAGGCTACCGTAGGTAAATCCGCACAGTAGCCCACCCCACATGTATAGAACTAAGCGCTAGCGACCTCCAAAGCCTCCGCCTTAGCAACAATACGATTAACAGTGCCTTGCCACGTAAGTGACCCGTCCTTGTTGGTACGAGTAGGCACAAGAGCCATAGCATTGTTCAAGTATTGAACAACAGCGCCACGGTCACCCTTGTCACTCGCCTTCGTAGCGTTCGCAAGTTGAGCATTAATCTGCGCATTAATCGCTTTATTCTCAGCCTTGCGTTCCGCTTTAGCATCTGCCTTAGCAGACACTACAGGCGATTCCTCCTGAACCACAGGTTCAGCAACAACCTGAGCACTCGCAAACGTTGGCATCGAAGATGCAGACGTAACAGGGATTACACTCACATAATCACCTAACACGAACTCATCAGACTCAACCGTAGGTTCAGCAACAGGCTCGGATATGGGTGTTTCAACGATAACATCAGCATCGCTTGCAGATATCCGCCCTGCAATCGCTACCAACGCTGAAGCCTGCGCTTCAGTAATTTCCAATGTTTTCACTTGACCTCCTAAAGTCAATTTCCAAGTTGGGTGTTGTTCCCTTCTCTTTTCACTTCGTTCAAAGAGAAGGAACCAACCCCCAAACACCTAAACAGCCACCTCATCGAGTTCAAAGAACTCGCCAGAAGCAACGTCAGCGCCCATCAACCACTGATGAATATCAGTGTCAACATGTGTACCAGTATCCACATCATCATCCGAAGGATCAACAAACGACAACGGATCAACCATGCCGTAGGCAAACACATCCCCAGACAACCAAGCATCTCTGTCAAAAGTATGCGTAGCATACCAATCAGGACCAAAAGCCCTAGTAGCAACTACGTTGCGAATAACATGCTCCGCCTTCTCAGAGAAATCGTCAGAGACGATTACACCTGCATCATAGCCAAGCATCTGAAGCAACTCAAACTCCCCAAGGGAGTACCTATCATCGCCGTCACCAACGAGTCCAATGGACTCCCTGTGATCAGGCACCACGAGTTTCCTCGGCGGTTTACTGATGGAATCAGCAACCTGTATGTCGAATGGGTGAACTTCACTCATATTTTTTCCTTTCAGTGGTTGGGAGGTTTAAGCCCCTCACAGAGTTCGGGGCGTAAAACCACCCAGAATCTCAACAATTCTAGGTTGGGGGATTGGTTTAACCCCTCATAAATGAGGGGGTTAAACCAACCCCCAGTGGTCGCCGACAATTCTAACACACCCTGTCAAGCCCAAGTCTACGACTTGTAAGCGATAGGTTGGTAGCCATTACGCCTGTCCGCTGTACCGTGCGACACTACCACGTGCGGTACTGTGCGTGCGAAGGGCAGAACGGTGCTGAATCACTGTAAAAAATGAGAGTTTTACGCAGTAAAGATGCGCTAGGTAACTGCTGTACCGCCGAACCGAGCCAAACGTGTACACACACGCATGCACCCCACCCCCCAAGGGGGGGTACCACGCGCGTGTACATGTATGTATAGATATGAAGGGACGATGCGTTTAGGATTTTATCTCTTGGTGGACTGTATGCGATAATGACAGTGCTTAGTACCGTTCTCCGACGCTGAAGGCTAGGAGAACGTTTACTAAGTACCACCCCTTTATAAGATATACTGTCCCATTGGGACATCTGCGCCTACAAATGGAAGGAATTATTATGGCTCAAAACGGTGGTGGAAAGGGTTGGAAAACAGACCCTGAAACTGGAGTTCAGGTTATGCCTGACTCTTGGAAAAAACTTTTAGAATGGCTCCTGCAAGGACCTGAAAGGTTCCCTAGCACGCAGAAGGCATGGGCTTCCGAAAACAATATTCATGAAGACTCTATACGCCGCATTAAGCGCGACCCGCGATTTATCCGCGAGTGGGATAAGCGCGCGGCTGAACTGAATGTTAACCCTGAAAGGGTTCAGAGCGTGGTAGACGCTCTTTGGGTGCGCGCTTCTGAGGGTGATACGAAAGCGGCGGCGTTGTATTTGCAGTATGTGGAGAAGTTTACGCCTACTCGCAGGGTTGTCGTTAATGATGATCGTGATGTTGCTTCTATGTCTGATTCGGAGTTAGCGGATGAGTTGGAGGCTGAGATTTCTACTTTGAGGGCCGTCTCGTAAGTAGATGCGTAAATTCGGGGGGATTTTTCGGTTTGTAAGCAAACTGTTGTTGCTTGCTTTGGTGTTTGTGGCGTTTCATGTATCTCCTGTTTATGCTTCTACTGTTTCTTGTTCTGAGGAGGATTCTGGTTGGGATTGTTCGCTGGAGATTGATTCGGAGGATGGGGTAGATATTTTATTTACCCTTGCTCAGGATTCTGATGTTGTTTTTACGACCTTTACGTCGTTGACTTGTGATGATCATGGGGGTGATGAGGGTACTGGTGCTTATGCGGGTGATCCGTATTTGTATTTGTATGATGATGAGGGGCAGTTGAAGGCTTCTGATGATGATTCTGCGTCGCATAATGATGGTTCCAATATGTGCTGGGATGCCCATATTGCTGTGACTGCGTTGCCTGCTGGTGATTACAAGTTGACTGCGACTGTTTGGGAGGATGAGTTTGGCGCTTACAGTATGGATATTTCGGGTGTTCCTTCGTTGACTAATACGAGTCCGACTACTACCACTACTTCTACAAGCACTACGACTACTACTAGTACTACCACTACGACGACTACTTCGTCTACGACTACGACTACTGAGGCTCCGCCTGAAACTACTACTACGACGACGACTACTACGTCTACGACAACTACTGTTCCTGAGTTTACTGATGAAGAACTTAATTGGTTTGATGAGACTGAGGATTGGACTGATGAGGAATGGGAGGATTGGGAGGACTTTATTACGGAGGAACCTGAACCTGAGTGGGTAGAGCCTGTGTGGGTGGAACCTGAGCCTGAGTGGGAAGAGGAAGAGGAGTGGGAGATTTGGGTTGAAGAAACCGATGATTGGTTTGAGTTTGAAGTTGCTGAGTTTGAAGATGAAGAGGTTGTCGAATTTGACTTAGATACTTGGCTTGAAGAGTTTGAGGAGGAAGAAGAGGAAGAGTTTGAAGAAGAACTTTTTTTTGAGGAGGAGGAAGAGGTAATTGAGGAGGATGTCTTTGAAGAAGATTTCTTTGAAGAGGAAGTTATTGAAGATGAGGAGATTGAGTTAGAAGATGTTTTTACTGCGGAGGAATTGGAAGAATTGGATGTTGAGGAAATTGAAATACTTGAAGAAGTACTTTCTGATGTGGATTTAGACGAAGAGTTAGTTGACGATTTAGAAGAAATCTTTGATGAAGAGCCTGTAACTGAAGAAGAAATAGAGGCGCTTACAGAGAATGAAGACTTTGAAGAGTTGTCTATAGAGGCTAGGGAAGAGATTGTTGACATAGTTAACGAGTCAAGTGATGAGGTTAGGGAGGAATTTGCTGAGAATGTTGATGTGTTTTCTGACGTTGCGTATGGCGAATTTGTTCAGACTGGTTCAAGAATTAATGTAGAGGATAGGCAGACAGTTATTGTCGCTACGACGGCGGTAGCGGCGGCTTCCGCTGTGCGTGTCCGCCCTGCTCCACCTTCCCCGACTGTAAGCGGTCCTACGGCTGGACCATCTCCAAGATCAGGAAGGAGGATACGGAATGATTAAAAGATTAGCAAAAGAGTTGCTTTACCTGAGTATGACCATGGGAGGGATTGGTCTGGTTCTTATAACTCTGACAGATCAGGTGCTTCGCTACGCTATTATTATTTCTTTAGCAAGTCTTGGATGTCATCTTTTCGGTGTGGCAGTTGACTACTTTCATGATAAAAAGCACGGTTCTTAAAGGTTTTTCGTCGGGACAAAACGAACCTTTATAGTACGAGGAGGAAAGTAGAGGGATAGATGAATGAAGAATGGGCTGATTTCGACATTGAGGATGCTGATGTCGAATTGGAGTGTGGTTTAGAGCATCCAGAAGAATGTGAGTCGTGTCAATAATGTCGTTCACTAAGATATTGACTGCTATCACTGCAACGATTACTGCTATGGGAGGTTTGATTGTTGCTATTAACACTATGTTCGGGGACGAGGAGGTAGTCCCCCAACCTGTTACTCACATCATTATTCAAGAAGTCGGCGATTACGCCGACTTTCTTGAAAGCACTGATTTAGAAGAATACAACAATTTGAAACAATAGGATGCGAAAGGACGCCATGTCTACTTTGAAAGTATGGGTCGATCAGGATTTATGTACTGGTGACGGCTTGTGCGCAGAAATCGCACCAGACGTTTTTCAAATGCATGATGATGGGCTAGCATATGTTAAAGAGAAAAATTGGCCCACAATTTATGGCCCTGACGGCGCTCCTAAAGGAGATCCTGCGTTGCAAATGGCTGAAGGGATGGCTTCTGTGCTCCCTGAGGATGTTGAAGCAACAATAGAATCCGCAGAGGAATGCCCAGGAGAATGTATCTTTTTAGAAGTGGTTGAAGAATGAGTCGATTATCGGAACTTAGACAAGAAGCGGAATGGCGTAAATGTCAGCGTGATGAGAGGTACTTCCTAGAAAACTATTGGCATATCGCTCATCCCGCTCATGGACGAGTTTTGTTTAAGTTACGTGACGCTCAGGCTGAAGCGCTAAAAAGGTGGGATAATAACCGTTATTCTTTAACGTTAAAGGCTCGGCAAATAGGGTGGACTACTTTAGTGGCGGCTCATCAATTCTGGCTTGCTTTTTTCACTGACGACCAAAATATTATTGATTTGTCGCGTACAGAGCGTGAATCTGTGCTTTTGTTAAAGAAAACAAAATACGGTTATAAACACCTTCCTGAATGGCTTGTAGAACGTGGGCCTAAATCTGTTGTAGAGCATCAGCAGAGAATGGGGTTTGATAATGGTTCACAAATTACGTCGATGCCTTCGGCATCTGATCCTGCTCGCGGCGAATCCGCGACTCTTGTTGTCGTCGATGAGTGGGCTTTTTTGCCGAACCCTGAAGAGGCTTGGGCTTCTATTGAGCCTGTTGCCGATGTCGGTGGCCGCATTATTGGGTTATCTACTGCTAATGGTTCAGGTAATTTTTTCCATCATCTTTGGAATGGTGCATCCACGGGGAATAATAAGTTCGATGCTATGTTTTTTCCTTGGTCGGCTTCAGAAGATAGGGATAGTTCGTGGTATGAAGGGAAAAAGGACTCAATGCTCCCGTGGCAACTCGCTCAAGAGTACCCGACCGATCCCGAAGAGGCATTTGTTCGTTCTGGGAACCCTGTCTTTGATCTTGACGTTCTTGATGGTATGCGTATGTATATTCGACAGGGTGTGGAGGGATATCTCCACGTACTTCAACCGAACGTCTTAGAGTTCAGAACATGAGTTTGACCGTATGGGAAAGACCCGAACGCTGGTCAGGATATGTTTTAGGAGTAGATACTGCTGAAGGTTTAGGTCATGGTGATTATTCGTGTGTGCAGGTTGTAGATGTTAAAAAAGGTGAACAAGTTGCTGTTTGGCATGGCCGTATACCTCCAGATGAACTGGCGACTGAGGTTTACAATCTTGGTTTGTGGTACGGTAATGCTCTTTGTTGCGTTGAGGCTAATAACCACGGATTAACAACAATTACTGTTTTAAGGCAGTTAGGTTACCCCAATTTGTATCGCAGAAGGTCGTTAAATCAGTCCAGTGAACGTATTTCTCAGGAGTATGGCTGGAAAACGACGCGAACATCTAAGCCTTTAATGATAGATGATCTGGCTAAAGCGCTTAAAAATGATGAATTAGTTCTGCATTGTGAATCTACTATTGCAGAATTGCGTACTTTTGTGCGTAATGAACGAGGTTCTATGAATGGTTCGCCTTACGATGACCGTGTAATGGCGTTAGCGTTAGCGAATCAGATGAGAAAATATGCTTATGTACCTGAATTTGTGCAGAATATGGACGATACAGGTACATTTGATTGGTGGATGAGACAGATCCCTAAGTCTTCTCCACAGTCTGATGTGATAGGTCAACACTTGTCGCGTGGGACAGTGTAACATTCTTTTAGGATAACTAACAAAAGGAGTATTCCGTGGCAATCGGTCGAATGGCTAAATACAACGACGTTGGGGCTGGTGCAAAGCCTATTTTAGGTAACACCTCAATGTTATATAACGGACCTGCCCGCCCTGGGGGTTCACAAAAGGCTACTGTTGGCAGTGGTGACACTGACAAAGCACACAAAGGCGACAAAGGTAGTGGAACTATGGCTCGCCAAACACCTGAAAACCAACATGGTCACTCAGGTAGAGTAGAGCCTTCTTCTAAACAACCTGATGGTTCTGTAAGAAGTCGGTGATTCTTCCCAAAGACGCTTCTAAGGAAGAGTTTTTTGTATATGTTGAAGAACAGCGTGGTGCTGTTCCTGAACAAGAACTTGAAGAACTTTGGGAGTGGAGACAAAAGTTGTTGGGTCTAAGGGTTGCAACTGGGCGCGCAGAACGCTCTCAGTTGCCACCCGACGAACAGCACATGACTTTGAAAGAGCGCGAACAGAAAGTTATTAGTGACGCGAAAGCACAGGGTAAGGACCCTGTGTATGTAGGTAGTCGCTGGGTATAAAATGGCAAAAAAATCACGGGCAGATAAATATACAACCGCTAAAGAACGCTTAGAACTAGCAAAGCGTTGGCGACACGATGAAGGATACGATTCTAAATGGCATCGTATGATAGATCTTTATCGGGGTAAAACATATTTTGACACTCAAGTAGATGGTGTGACAGCAGACCGAATATCGGTCAATTTAGCATTTTCTACCGTAAACGTGATTAGCCCTTCGGTTGCTGTTAATCATCCCAAAATAACTGTTACTCCTAACAGAGCAGAAGACGCAGACCGTGCAATATTTGTTGAAGCAATAGTTAACTATTTGTGGAGACATCATGACTATAGGAAACCTTTTAGACGGACTGTTAAAGATTTCTTGATCATAGGGCATGGATGGTTAAAGGTTGGTTGGAAGTTCGTTGAAGAAGAACGAGCACTTTCCGATATGGAAAAAGAAAACCAGTACGTAGATGCTCAAACAGAGGTGGCGACTTTTGGGTATGCTAATCCTGAATTAGCAGGAAGTCTTCCAACAGATGAAGAAATTGTAGATTCAATTCCTTCTACAACGATGGAAATAGTTGAAGATCAGCCATTTGTTGAAAGAATCTCTCCCTTTGACATGTTTGTCGATCCAGAAGCGACTTGTTTAGAGGACGCTAAATGGATAGCACAAAGAATAGTTCGCCCCCTTGCAGACGTTAAAAAAGATAAAAGATTTAGAAGAAGTGTAAGAATGAACCTTGAACCCGATGCTGGGTTAAAGGTTCGTTGGGATAATGACGATGAAAGAGATCAATATTCTGACCTCGTAGAACGAGTTACTTTATACGAATACTACGATTTAGAAGAAGGAACTATTTCTGTTTGCGCAGAAGCATCAGAAGATTACCTTCTTGACCCAACTCCTATGCCTTATGATTTTGGTCATCCTTTTGTGATGATTAGAAATTATGACATACCAGACGCTTTTTATCCTATGGGAGATCTTGAAGCGATCGAATCACTTCAAGAAGAACTTAATAAGACACGTTCCCAGATGGTAAATCACCGTAAACGGTATGCAAGAAAGTACTTGTATCATGAGCGTTCTTTCGGGCCTGAAGGCCGAGAAGCCTTGGAATCAGATATAGATGGGCGCTTTGTTCCTGTTGTAGACGAAAACCGTCCTTTAGGGGAAGTAGTAGTACCTTTGCCACAAGTACCGCTTTCTCCTGAAATGTACAATCATTCAACTATTATCGAAAATGATGTTAACACTGTAAGCGGTGTATCTGAATATGCTCGTGGGCAAATGCCCGAAATACGTAGAACAGCGACAGAGGCTTCTATCGTTGCCGATGCAGGCAACGCTAGAGCATCAGACAAATTAGCAATGGTAGAAATCTGTATAGGTGACGTTGCTAGGCGTGTAGTTCAACTTCTTCAGCAATATATGACTCGTGACCAAATGGTTCGTATTACTGGAAAAGATGATCAACAATACTTTGTCGCATACACTCGTGATGACATTATTGGAGAATACGATTTCTCTGTTGAAGGTGGTTCAACTCAGCCAATGAATGAAACTGGCCGCCGTCAGCAAGCAATTTCTTTAATGAACGCTGTAGCGCCTCTTGTGGGAACGATTATTGATCCTGCTGAACTTGCAAGATACGTGCTTTCGTTCGGTTTCGGGGTTAAAAACCCTGAAAAGTTTATAGTTCAACAACAGCCAATGCCCCCTGAAGGCGCTATGCCGCCAGAAGCGGGTATGGCACCGCCCCCTATGACTGGAGGAATGGGTCCAGCACCTATCCCTGATCAGGTATTTGAGGCTACAGGTGGTGTTCCACCTGAGTTGTTGGCACAGTTGCAAGGTCAAATGGGTATGGAACTTCCAAACCTCTGATTTTGGGACATTTTTTATTAGATATTAGGAATAACCGAAAGGATTCCACATGGAAACAGAAACTATGGAACTGGAAACCAGTAATCCAGAAATTTCAGATGAAGTAATTTCAGATGCATCTTCTTATGTCGTCAAAATTGACGGCGAAGAGCAAATGGTGAGTTTGGAAGAACTTCAAAATGGATACCAAAGACAAGCAGATTACACACGTAAGACGCAAGAACTGGCATCCGAACGCGAGAGATTGGCTCAAGGTGAGGCAATAGTTCAAGCATTAGAGGCAGATCCGCAAGGCGCTATTTCAGCATTGTCTGACGCTTTTGGAGTTGCCTCTGTGGGTAATCAGAACACTGAAGTGGAGCCACTTGAAGATCTGGACCCAGAAGAAGCACGCTTGCGACGAATTGAACAATCCATTGAACAACAAGAACGAGCGAACAGACAGCAGAATTTGCAAAGTGACATGCAAAGACTGCGCGAAAAATATGCGACAGACATTAATGAGAAAGACCTTTATGCTCATGCTCTTCGCAACAATATTGGCAATTTAGAAGCCGCTTACACGCATATGACTTACGAGACTATGCAAGATAAGGCTCGAACTGCTGAAATTGTTGAAGAAAAGCGTGCGGCAAATGTAGTTGATTCAACTACTGGAGGTGCTCCATCAGGAAATGTTGAGCGTGCGGCTCGTGCAGTTTCAAGTATTCACGATGCATATCGGCTGGCTTTAGAAGAAATGTAAACTATTAACTACTATGGAAAGGTAAATCAACATGGCCGCTGGAAATGCAAATTTTGATGCAATTCTTTCAACTACGTTGAAAAACTATATTCCTAAGTTGACAGACAACGTATTTTCTGCTCGCCCATTGTTTTACGCACTTACAAATGGTCAAACCATTCGTCGCGTAAATGGCGGTGCAAAAATCGTTGTTCCTATCATCTATGGAACAAACAGTACCGCCGCTTCATACAGTGGTTCCGACACTATTGCTACAGACGCTCAGACTGGTATCACAGCCGCTGAGTACGACTGGAAACAGTATGCCGCCACTGTAACGATCAACGGTATTGAAGAAGCAAAGAATAACGGCGAAGCCGAAATCATTGACCTGCTTGAAGGTAAAATCATGCAGGCAGAAGAAACCATTATCGAGAACATGAACTCAATGTTCTGGAGCAATGGTGCTGGCAACGGCGGAAAAGACTGGTTAGGTCTTAACGCTCTTGTAGGTACTGGCAATGATTCAGGTAGCGCTATTGGTGGAATTGATGCCACCGATTCTGATAACTCTTGGTGGAGATCAACTCTTACCAACCAAGGTGGAGCACTTACTATTGCCGCTATGGCGACAATGTACAACTCCGTCTCAGTCGGTAACGATCAACCAACCATTATCATTACCGATCAAGATGAATATGAGAAGTATGAATCACTTCTCCAACCACAACTACGGTACACCGATGCCGCTGTGGCTGATGCTGGATTCCAAAACCTTCTGTACAAAGGCGCTCCTGTGACCTTTGATGCACACACGGATTTGGCTGGCAAAATGTTCTTCTTGAACACCAAATACATCCGTTTAGTTGCACATAGCGACGTTTGGTTCCAACCAACTCCGTTCGTGCGTCCAACTAACCAAGATGCACGCTATGCGCAAATCTTGTGTTACGGAAACTTGACCACAAGCAACCGTGCTCGTCAGGGCATGCTTTACGGTCTAACTGACTAGATTGGTGGGGTGACTGATTTGTCACCCCACTAATCAGAACAAGGAGAAACATGTCACGATATTCAATAGCATCTAAAGCGGGAGCATATTTGGCAGGTACGAATGGATTACCTCCTTCTACTCGTATCGGTGCTCAATCGAAAAATGCTCGTCCAGTCGCTGGCGTTACTGAATACTCGGATTGGGTTGCCCCAACAGACAGCAATTCTTGTTCGTCATTGACCCGCGATGGGGCGGAGTGTAAAGCCCGCCCTGTCCGCGGGACTAACTTGTGTGTAGGGCATACACGCCAAGCAGAAAAGGCTGACGTTTAATGGGGATGACAATTAAGCAAATGCGTGATCAGATACGATCCGTTATAGATATTGATTCAACAGATATCTCAGATACTGTGCTGAACAATATTCTTGGACAAGGATTTGACACGATTGCTTACAGTGAAAAAAGATGGTCCTTTTATGAGACCTTAACTACTTTCACCACTACTCAAGGCACTAAAGATTACACGCTAGACACTATTGGTGCTTCAGTAACTCAAGGCATAAGAGAAATTATTGCCATGAGAACAGACGATCACATTTTAGAATATATAGGAAATGATTTAGCAGATTTTGAATATCCGCTAGATTCTATTCCTTCAGGCGAACCTTGGGAATGGAGTTTCTGGAACGACACAGTTCGTTTTTACCCATCCCCCGATGGTACTTATACAGTTCATGTACGCGCTATTAGAAACGCAACATCTTTTGGTGTAGGAACTACTGACGCTACAGAACCTGATATTCCTACTCCATTTCATGCAGTTTTGACTACTTATGGTTTGTCGAAAGCGTACCTTCAGCAAGAAGATCCGCTTATGGCAGGTCAGTACATGCAACAATTCCAAGTAGAACTTGACAACGTGGCGCGCAGATATGCTGATATGCCCGCTCCGCAACCTATTGTTGCAAACTCAAGGTCATCTTCTAGGTATCTTGCTGGCTTCGGCACTTTGCGATACGCAAATACTGGCGGGGTTATTTGGTAGGCGATTATGACTAAACGCGACTTCAAGTTAGCGACAATGGAGTCGTTTGTTGGTGGCTTAAACCTGAGAGCAGATCAGTTCGATCTTGCCGAAAATGAATCTCCAGACATGCTAAATGTTACTGTAGACCCACGTGGCGGTGTTGCTATGAGGCAAGGGGTGGATCGCAGAAACGCAACCGCTTTGGCGGCTGATGTGAAAGGTATTTGGGGTTTTCACACAGATGGAGGCACCAATCAATTAATGGTCAATCATGGAACCGAAGTTGCTCATTCAGCGGCTGATAATTTTACAGAATTAACAAATATAACTAATAGAACAAATGGATCAAAAGTTTACGGTACAACATTCAATAATGTCGCTTACGGAGTTTCTTACGATCAGGTTTCTTTCAAATGGGATGGAAGCACTGATGCAGATCTTGGCACGACAATGGATGGCTCTGCTGGACAAATGCCTAAAGCCCAATATATTGCGGCTTGGAATAATTTTGTTTGGTGCGGAAAAATCTATGGAGAAAAATACCGTTTACGTTGGTCTAACTTAAACGAAGCAGAGAAATGGTCAGCATCAGATTACGTAGATGTAGGGAAAGGCGAAGGCGGAGATTGGATCACTGGGCTGGTGCCTCATGGAGATCGTCTGATTATTTTCAAAAACAGCAGTGCTTACGCGATCCTTGGTTTCGATTCTGATTCGTTTCAACTTGTGCAAATATCCAACTCTGTTGGTTCTATAGAATTATCCAGTCCTGTATCCACACCTTACGGTGTTTTTTGCTGGCATGGTCGAGAAGGCGTTTACCTCTATGATGGCAACACTTTCCAATCAGTTTTCGACAAGATACGTCCAGCGATTGATGATGGGCGTATTACTTTCAGCAATCCGCCTGAATTGGCATGGTGCAATAATTTACTTTATGTTTCTGTAGATTGGACCGAGTTAGGTGCCACATCTCGCCGTGTCTTTACTTTTGATCCTTCTATTGGAGGCGCTTGGGCGATGCATGATATAGATGCCCAACCTCTGTATGCGTATAATTTGCCTAATGGAGACAGTACTTTGGTCGGTGGTTGCGTAGCAAACACAGGCCGAGTTGTACACATTGATGCAGATGACTCTAGGGTCACTGATCGGTATACAACTTCAGAAACACATATAAATTCTCATTTTACTACTCCTTGGATTACAGCAAAAAATCCGATACTTTCAAAGCGTTGGGGTAAAGCAAGGCTAGTCACTTTGGCTAGAGCCTCTTTAACCCTTACCGCTAACGTTTATCGTGATTTTGATAATGCTGAGGCATACAAAACTTTTCCTGTAGTTATTGAAGGTAGGGATTCTACTTCTGTGTGGAATACTGCTAAATGGGATGATGATGACTCTAGTTCAAGTTATTTTGCGGCGTGGTCTGCTGAACAGGCAAGAAAGGTAACAGATGTTAAAAGATTGCCTACTATCGGGACAGCAAAAGCAATAAGTATGAAGATCGAAGGTCCAAAAAACGAAGATAAAACATGGGAAGTGAACGCTTTGGCGTTCACATATGTTCCTAGACGCTTAAGGTAAAGGTATGGCAACACTAGCAGTAACGAATACTTTCAATTCGGGAGAAACAATAGTTGCTTCCGAAATGAATACCAATTTCAACGATGTAGAGGCTTTTATTAACTCAAGTCCTGGGGTTTTACAATTAACAGGAGGCACTGTTACAGGTGCTGTAATTGTTACATCAACTTTGACAGTTGGTGTAGATGGCACAGGACATGATGTAAAACTTTTTGGTGATACATCAGGCGATTACATTGAATGGGATGCTGATACAAACAAGTTAACTATTGAGGGGACTAACGGTAATACTGCCCTTGATGTAAGCGATGGAAATGTTGTTATTGGTGACGGCACTTTAACTGTTGGTAGTGACGGCGCTGGTGAGGATGTTACGTTTTATTCTGATACTGCTGGTGATTCTTTTGTTTGGGATTCTTCGGCTGAAAAGTTAACTATTACTGGTACTAATGGTCAGACGGCTTTGGATGTTGCTGATGGTAATGTGACTGTCGCTGACACAGTTACTGCTGGAGCGTTTTCTGGTCCTTTGACTGGAAACGTGACAGGAAATACTTCTGGACAGGCTGGAACTTTAGCAGGAAACGTTGATGGCACTAAATCTATAGCGGCTGAGGGAATACAAGTTCAGGAAAATTTCACAATCAGTAACGGCAATATAGATTCTGCAACTGGAGAGTGGATAAAGATTCATGGAGGAACTGGGACTATTGAATTTGCTATAAGCAATGCAGTCAAAATGAGTGTCAATAGTTCTGGACAAGTTACCGCTACTACATTCAATGGTACGGCTACCGCTATTACCGCTACTGCTAATAACAGCACAGATGAAACTGTGTACCCTACTTTTGTTGATGGCGCTACAGGTAGTCAAGGTATTGAAACGGATACTGGCTTTACTTACAACCCAAGTTCAGGAGTGCTTACAGCAACTACGTTCACAGGAAACCTTACTGGTAATGTTACAGGTAATGTTTCTGGTACTGCCGCGACTGTTACTACAGCGGCTCAACCAAACATTACAAGTCTCGGCACTTTAACTGGGTTATCTATTAACAACGGATCTGCCAGTTCTGTTAGTCTAAAATTCGCAAGCAATGCCGCTGATTCAGGATTTTATTATGTCGCTGAACACCAAATAGGTCTTGCATCTGACACGCATGTCGCAATGTCTTCTGCTAATGGAACAGGATCAAGCGGTTCTGATGCTGGAACAATAGCAACAGCAGGAACAGACACTTCATCTACAAGTGGTTATCAAGCAGTTTATAGAAACAACACTTACGGCACTTTATATCGTTATACCTCCATGAGAGACACTAAAGACAACATTCAATCTGTTACCAATAGTGGGGCGGCAATAGATGCTCTTCGCCCTGTGACTTTCGTAGAAAAGGCTAGAGAAGGAGAAAGTTCTGCTGATAAAGCATGGCGCGAAGCAGATATTCAATATGGTTTTATTGCTGAGGAAGTAGCAGAAGTTGCAGATGGTAAATTTGCTACTTGGGAAGATAAAGATGGCTCTTTGACAACTAATGGTTGGAGACAACCAGACATGATTTCTTTAGTTGTCGCTGAGTTAAAATCTGTTCGTCAAAGACTCGCTACATTAGAGGGTTAGCCGATGGCTGACCTACAGTTCACTAAGAACTTAACTCCAACAGTTACGGTTGCCATATCTGGCGCACCTGACTATGAAGGAACTTACGGCGCAGGAACAGCGTATACTACAGGGGATGTTGTTTCTTACAACGGTTCTTCTTATGTGGCACGACAATCCACAACAGGAAACACCCCTGGAGATACTGCCTATTGGCAAACGTTAGCGTCAAAAGGTAACGATGGGGCCACAGGTCCCGCAGGTGCAGGGGGTGTAGTTCAAACTGTTACCGCTGGAACTAATCTTAATGGTGGGGGTTCTGCTACAACTGTAACTTTGAATCTTGATTCAGCGATTTCGTTAACTTCTGCAACGTTTTCAGCGGCAAGTCCTTTAATTTTTGAAGGTGCAACTGCTGACGCTCATGAAACTACTATCGCTGTAACTGATCCGACCGCAGATCGGACAGTTACAATACCTGACGGTTCAGGCACTATTGCTTATTTGGATAGCAATATCACTGGTAATGCGGCAACTGCAACAACTGCAACGACTGCGACCAATGTTACTGCTACCGCAAATAACAGTACGGATGAAACAGTTTATTTAACGTTCGTAGATGGTGCTACTGGTTCACAAGGAGTTGAGACTGACACAGGGTTAAATTACAATCCTAGTTCTGGAGTTCTTACCACTACTTCAGTTACAGGTAACTTGACTGGTAATGTTACTGGTAACGTTTCTGGTTCATCAGGGTCTACTACTGGCAATGCCGCAACAGCAACTGAAGCAACTAATGTGACGGCTACTGCTAACAATTCGACTGACGAAACTGTTTACCTGACGTTTGTGGATGGAGCCACAGGAACACAAGGTATTGAAACTGACACTGGACTTAGTTATAACCCTAGTTCTGGTGTACTTACTACAACTTCTGTAACTGGAAATCTTACTGGCAACGTCACTGGAGATGTTTCTGGTTCTTCGGGTTCAACTACAGGTAATGCGGCCACGGCAACTACGGCCACTAATGTTACTGCCACAGCAAACAACTCTACTGATGAAACGGTTTATCTTACTTTTGTGGACGGTGCTACTGGGTCACAAGGAATAGAGACTGACACTGGGTTGTCTTACAACCCAAGTAGTGGCGTGTTAACAACTACTTCTGTGACAGGCAATCTTACAGGTAACGTTACTGGCAACACTTCTGGGTCTTCTGGCTCCACAACTGGCAATGCGGCTACCGCAACTGCTTTGGAAACAGCAAGAACAATAGGTGGAGTTAGTTTTAATGGTACAGCAAATATAAATTTGGCAGGTGTGAACACGGCAGGTAACCAAGATACTTCTGGTAATGCTTCTACAGCAACTGAAGCAACTAACGTTACAGCAACTGCCAATAACAGTACCGACGAAACCGTATATTTGACATTTGTAGATGGGGCTACAGGAACGCAAGGGATAGAAACAGATACTGGATTGTCTTATAATCCAAGTTCAGGTGTTTTAACTACCACTTCTGTTACAGGTAACTTAACTGGGAACGTGACAGGGAATGTAAGCGGTTCTTCTGGCTCTACTACAGGGAACGCCGCTACCGCTACTGCGTTAGCGACTGCTAGAAATATAAACGGTGTTTCGTTTGACGGTACAGGCAACATTACAGTTACTGCGGCGGCAGGAACTTTATCTGGCACAGAGTTGAAATCTACGGTTGTTACTTCTTCGCTTACAAGTGTGGGTACTCTTAGCGCTCTTACTGTTTCTGGTACGGTTACGATTGATTCGGTTGGGATCACAGCGGTTCAGACTTCTAGTGAGTCGTTTGCTGATAATGATACTTCTTTGATGACGAGCGCGGCTATTGACGACAGAATCAATGCCGCTTCTGGTGCTAGTGCAGGCGGTTCTAATACTCAGGTCCAATATAACAGTTCTGGTTCTTTTGCTGGTTCAGCAAATTTAACATTTGATGGTTCTACTCTTACTGCTAATGCATTTTCTGGTCCTTTAACTGGAAATGTGACAGGAAACGCTTCTGGATCTTCTGGTTCTTGTACAGGAAATTCGGCTACTGCTACGGAGGCTACTAATGTTACAGCGACTGCGAATAACAGCACTGACGAGACTGTGTACCTTAC